AGAACTGGGGAATCTAGGGCGGGGTCATTCCGACCTCGTTCCTAACGGCAGAACGCCGCATTCATTGCACAAGGAGACGTCATGTTACCCGATCCAGTAACCATCGCAGCAGCTGCACCTACGCCAGCACTTGTCCTTGCAATTATTCGCTCGGACCAGTATGGCTCGGAGCGAGTTGATACTGGTGGTAACGGTTATACCGTTATTACCAATCATACTCGACCGAAAGGTGGCGGAGACCGTCATTACGTACAAATCGTAAAGACTGTCAACGCAGTTGACCCCTACTCGGGGTTGACCAAGAAGAAAACTGCTTCTTGTTCGCTGACTATCAATCGGCCCGATTTTGGTTTTGACGATGCAGCAATGATTGCATTGTGCAAGGCCCTAACCGACTACCGAGACGATAGCGAGGTTACAACCGCCAAATTGCTACAGTTTCAGTCATAGTGGTGTTGGCATGAAGCCAGCACCGAACGACTATGAACCGAGCTTAGCAGTTTGGGTCGTTATTGGCCTCCTTATTTGGGGGGGCTACCTGCTTATTGCAGGGCTCCCTCCCGAATCAAGGGAAAGGCTAATAGCGAACATCGTTTCGGTATTCGTACCGAAATGATGCGGTATCAGGTGGAATTTCCTCCGCCTGGGAGTGGGATCATGACTCGGAATAGCTAACCTCATGGAGGTAACTATGAAAAGTCCGATCGTTCTCTTGCGAAGGTTGCTGAAAGATTTTCAGCGACTTAACCCTGACGTGAAAGGCCTCGAGCGTGATCTTAAAACGCTCGAGTCGCGGTTCGAACACGAAGGCTATGGCTTCCTAGCCATTGCCCTTGATGCCTTAGACCATGCCATTCTTCATGGCTTGCAGTCGCGGCATTTCCTCTGTCCCACTGGGTTTAAGAAAACCAAGCGGGGTGCCATCCCTGTATTTCTACAAGGTATGGTTCAGGAAGTGTTCGATCCGACCACCGGGATACTTAAGCAGGCTCCGAATATCGGAGTACTCAAGGATCTTCATCAAGTCCTGAGACTGTTTAAGAAAACTCAGTTGCTTGACGGTGAAGTTGAGAGACTTCACAAGAAGGCGGTCGATGAGTTTTTTGATTGTGAAAAGGAGGTAGGTGGGGCAAGTATGTCCAACCTAGTCGACTTTCACCATCAACTGTGTTTCGACCTTTGTCTTACGGACTCTCAGTTCAAAGAGTCTGAACAGAGCAAAGTTCAAACATGGTCCCGGTGCCGTTGTGGAAGGCTCCTCCCCCAACCAGAAGTGGTTGGAGGTGACGAATGCTGTAAGGAATGCAGCATTCGACTTGGAAGCTTACGGTTACGACACCCTAGAAGCCGCCCTGACACCATTGTCCGAAAGGACAGTGATTATGGACAGCTTCAGTTCGCAGCCCCCGCTCGAAAGAGCAAGCGGCGAGCTAAGTGTAGTATCTAACGGCCCCTTGTTCCTAAACAACGGAGCTTCGAGTCGTAAGGCTAAGCTAGTGACCGTGCCGAAGAATAGTACTTCGAGACGAACTATCACTATAGAACCGGTGCTGTGTCAATTTATACAGCAAGGATTAAATATCCTTCTCAGGGAATCTATCTCTGAGTGTCCCGTTCTATCTTTGTGCTTAGACTTATCCGACCAGAGCAAGAATCAAAAACTTGCACTGGAAGGATCCCTTCACGGCAACTGGGCAACCATCGATCTGAAGTCGGCATCGGACCTTTTATCAGTCCAACTGGTAGAAGCCGTTTTCCGATCTCGGGGTCCATTCTTGGACCACATGATGGATTGTCGATCCTCTTCCGTTACTAGCGGTGAACAAGCCACTAGTGACCTGAAGAAATTTGCCGGTATGGGTAACGCCTTAACCTTTCCAGTTCAGTCTATCTGCTTTGCGGTAGTTTGCATTGCATGTATTCTGGTCACTACTCATAAGAGAGTGAGCTACTGGAATGTAAGGCGCGCGGCTCGGCATATCCGGGTCTATGGTGATGATATCATCATTGATTCCAGGTATGCTCGTCAGTGTGTGCACTGGCTTCACGAAGTTGGCCTGAAGGTCAACCTAAAGAAGAGCTTTCTTGAAGGAAACTTCAGAGAAAGCTGCGGTGTCGAAGCATTTGCGGGAGTTGATATAACGCCCGTGTATCTCCGGTACCGCCCAGACGATGGATCGAAGGATCCTAGTGTTATTGCTGGATTAGTATCGACTTCAAACCAAGGATGGTTTGAGGGCCTTTACGAGTTCAGCACCTGTCTTAAAGAAGAAGTTGAAGAGAGATTAGGATATTCTCTTCCTCTTGTATCAATAAGATCTGGTTCACTAGGGTGGCACAATCGTAATGACGCTATGACAGCACATAAGTGGTGTCCTAGCACACAGCAGTTCTTAACTAAAGCTGCTGTGCTCTCGCCTCATCGTAGAGGTGATGGGCTAGACGATTGGGCCGCACTTGTTAAGTCTTGGCACGTTCCCTTATTGGGGCGCGATGCAAAGCACTTGACTAGTACTCCCTGGCGGTTTCATCTCCGCCTATCAAAGAGGTACGTCCCAACTATCTCATATCGTATTTCAAGTTACAAACTTGAACGTACATATGTTGATGGGAAAGGCGATCTCTCTGAGGTCGATCCTGGGTGGCTGCCCTTGAAAGAGGAGCAGTTTATAGAGTCCTCTAGATAGTTTTCTAGAGGCCAGAGATGGCATTGTTCTGCTGAGTTTCGAAGATCCAAAAGATCCTCGGCCATTCCAGAATGGAGTGGTCTCAGTAGTTCGCGGTCCCCGTGTCT